AAAACCTGAAATATTTTTATATTTTAATCCGTCTGATGTTAAAGGAGCGTTCCAAGTTACAGTTACTTTTACACCCCCTGAAGTTGGAACATCAACTGTTTCTCCTAAATCTCCAGATTCGGAATTCATAGGTTCTACCTTTGCAACTATATTTGTAGGTGCTGGTATAACATCATCTCTATCAGGAATTGCATCTGTTGGTACACTGTAAAGTGTGTATCCTCTGTCGACTGCTCCGAATTTTGCTTTTGCAAATTCAGCAGCGACTATTTGTACTTTTTGATCTTTTTCTTCTTTTATAGAAATTACCTTAAATTCTTTTGTTGTTCCAGTTTTTGGAGTACCATCACCATTAAAAAGTTGAAGTGCCCAAATAATTTCTGCATCAGGTGTTGCACTAAAAGCAGAAGCTACTGTTAAACTAGATACATTTCCTGAACCTGTTGATATATTTTGTTTTTCTACTCTTACATTCTCTGACCAAAAATTAAGAACTTCATCCCCACTATCATCTTTTAGGTTGGCTGCTTCTTCTTGTGTATCGAGTGCACTGCCATCTTGATTTTCTAATAATAAGTCTCCTCTATGATAAGTTACGGAATTAATAACTGCAATTTCTTGCTCTAAGTAACAACCTCCCTCTGGGTAAATGAGCAATAGCTGAGGAGGAAAAGCTGCAGCATAAGAAGGCAGGGATATTGTTCTATCTAGTGGGATTACTGTAGTACTTCTTGTGCCTGTATTTGAGACTCTTCCTGAGTATTGGTAACCATCTTTGTCTGCATCCTGAACACCTATTATATCTCCAGGTTTTAATCCGATTGCATTAAGTCCTGTTGTAAAACTTACTGTTTCTTTTTCAAGTTGTGCAGAAAGTAATTTCCATTTACCATATCTATGTGCTTGTGCACGAGAAGTACACCCAAAAGCTACTGAAGACTCTCTTACAAGTCGATTTGTACTTAATATATTTTGATGATCCTCTACATATTCAATTGCTTGTCTGTAATTGTCTGCTGGATCATTCCATGTTACTTTTACTTGATTAGTTCTTACTCTATCTCCTGTTCCTTCATAAGTAAAGAGTCCATTTTCAACATTACCTTTTGTAAATGTATATACAATCTCTTTTGGTCTATCGGCTATAGCTACAATTTCCCCCTCTGACCAAAGTACCATGCCTCTAAATATACTTGCAATATCTCGTAATACTTTTGTTGCTTCAGCAGTTTTGTCTAAGTAAAGATTGGCTGTAAAGCGAGGTTCTAATCCTCCTTCACCGTCTGAAACAAGTTCATCACAATATTTTGCAATTTCAAATAATGAATATTTATCTATAAGTGCGCTATCAACAAATTGCCCAACTCCATAGCGATTATTTGTAAGAATATCATAAAATACCCAAGCTGGATTATTACAGTATACTAGTTCTCTATTTGGGTGTCCTTCTGCCCATGTTGAACGATCTCCTCGAAATGACCCATTCCATGTCTGATAAGATGCTTCTTCTGAAACAGCGTAAGAAGGGGCAGAGCCACTTACTAATCGTGTATATTTTGCTGTGCCGTCTGAACTTTCATCCCTTGTTAAATAATTAGTAGGAACTTGAATTAGTTTACCTTTTAATTTATATGCTCTACTTGGAAGTCCTCCGCTAAAGTCTTTTGCATTAAATACGTTTGCTGTATAAGCGGCATAAGGATAAGATAATCTATCTTTAGTTATATTTTCTACTGTTTTGAGACGAGAAGCATTTTGATGTTGAAAACTTCCATCTTTAAAATTATCATCAGTTATTCTTCTTACACGAACTCTATAATTTACAAAAGGTTGAAATTGTTCAACATTCATAACAAACTCTTCTATAAATTCTGAGTATTGTGCTTTTGAGGGTTTTACATAACCAGTGCTTGGTATTGAACCACTATTAATTCCATAAGTAACATTATTACCCCATTCGTTTCCAGTTCGTGAAAGTAGTGTTGAGTTAGAAGGTCCAAATGCCAAAGCACTTGTATAATTAGTTCCATCTGATGTGTATTCGAAGAACATCTGAAACTCTACAAAGCTTGGTCCCTTTGCTCCTGAGCTTTTAAATGCGTGCATTTCTGGAAAACCAAAAGTAAGGTGTATTTCATCTACTTCTTGAGGATTTGAAACTCCCATTGCAGCTGCTGTTAGTACAGTGTCTGAGGCAGAACCTTGACCATCATTACCAGGTTCATCAATTCCATTTTTTGTTCCGCCATTTGTTCCGTTATAGTTACTACCTAAACTAGATAAACCTGATACATTTGATAAATCTGCTTGTTTTATTTCTGCATTTGCATCATAAACTGTGCTTGAAGAACCTGTAAACCCTGGAGCTATTAGAGGTGCTTGTAGTGCATTTCCTGATGTTATTCCGAAAGAAACATGAGAAAAGTTTGCTAGTTGAGCAGAGTCTTCTAAAGAAGGTCCGCTTACTACACATAGAGCACCAGTTACGGCTGTAGGAGTAGCAACAGATAAGGTTGCGGTATTTCCTGAAATGGAACTGAGTGTTGTAACATGATCTTGAACTATATCTGCACTTGAAACTGTATTAAATGCTCTTACACTTAGTTCTGCAACTGTTGCACTTACCATTTTCTTTATACCTGATACAAGATCCTGTCCTCCTGGACCTGCGCCTGCAATACGGATATATACTGGTAATCCTTTTCCTTGATTATCAATTATTGTTTGAGTAAAATAATTTGAAGATGTTGTAACTTTTGAAGAGCCTGCACTAATACTTGCTATACCTGAGCCTTTTGTACCTGCTCCTACAATAGAGATAACTCTGCCACCTATAAAAAGTCCTGATTTATTATTATAACTAAGAGTACGAATAGTACCAAACTCGCTTGCAGCTACAGAAGTACTGTTTGCGGTTGTATTTGCTGTAAATTTTCGAGGTTTGAGTATAGCATTATTTACCGAGTCAATTAAAGGAACGTCATTGTAGTATACAGAAGAAAGATCATTTGCTAAGCCTGCGATTGGTCCTTCTGCGAGTAAATCGTAGACAATAGCTGTTTGTTCCTTGTTCGGACTTTTTAGATCGTAAGTTGCTTTAGTTCCAAAGCCTCTTGTACTGTATTTTGATGAATTATCTGCCATTTTATTTTAGTTGTATTGCGTCGTCTACTAGAGGTTGTTTTGTTATTCCACCTGGGTTATCGAAAATGTGATTGAGCACTGAATCATAGGTATTATTTCCTGTTCCTACCCACCCTGAAGCCGGTTGATTTGAAGGAGTACCTGCATTTGAGGTACCATAATTAGTATAAGTTCCACTATAAGGATTGGCTCCTACTCTTTGATTGCCCGAATCTGTAGATCCTATTATTGTAACTCCTTTCTTATATTGATTATGTAGTCCTGGTGTGTATCCTTGATAAATTGGTGCGCCACCGATTGTAAGTTCTCCATATAGAAGTGGAACAGGTTTTCCCTGCTCAATGTGATTTTGTGCCCCATTAAATAAATATGAAGGATCATCTGTTGTTTTATCTGGATCGGGTGCTGACATTTCTGCAAGTCCCATAAGTGCTAAGTTTGTTCCTAGCATCATAACTGCCATACCTGCTAAATTTAGAGAGGCTGCACCAGAAGCCATTAAAGCAGCAGGGGATGCTCCTGCAGCTAAAGCTGCTGATATTGACATTCCTTGAGCCCCTCCTACAAATAAAGTGGCATTTGCACCTGCAACTGTTGCTCCCGTTGCTGCTCCAGAACTTGTAAGAAAAGCACCTCCAATCCCTGGCATAAAAAACATAGCAGCTAAAAGTAATAATCCTGTAATTAATTTTCCTAGTCCTTTTCCTGAACCCGCAGGTACTGGAGTAATAATTACTTCATCACGTGCAACATTTAAGTATAACTCTGGAAATTCTTCTATAAGATTGTCCCCACTCTGTACAGAGAATTCAATATTTTTCATATAACAGTCTAAAAGGTATTCTTGTAATCCTTCGGTTTGAACATTAATGCATTTTAGTATATCACGCATATTCGTATCGACGCACTCCCACTCAGAACCAAACTTGTCTCCCATTTCTCCCATTAATTTAACGTGGGTCATAAATAAATTCTCCTTTCTCTGGGTACGATACAATTAAGTATGGTACACCAAGACTTTTACATACATTCTTGTCATGCTCACT